CGACTAAGCAACACCGGATTCATTAAATGTACCGACTGGGTATTAACCCAGCCCAAATCAAATGATTTAAATTTATGAACCAGGTATAACCTGTTGACCCTACTAAGGTGAAGTGTTACCTTACCCGTTACGAGTCCGCATCTCTTAAGATACGCTCTGGTCGATCCAGAGATTTATTGGTGGATTGGTTAACCACCGCACGACTTTATACAGACATACATTGTTTATTTGTTTTTATATTTTTAAGTTTGTGCTTTAGACCCCTCTGAGGCACACCCGAATGCGATATTTACCAAAAAGATATAATATTTCTTCGGGTGCTAAACACGCCACCATAAATGGTGACTTAACTCTGTACCCTTTTAAAGTAGGTACAAACTTGTGGTACAATCTTCCTAAAATGTGTTATCCGGTGATGTAGACACAAAGGAATACAAAGTAGGAACACATATAAAGAAAATAGGATCAAAATCAACTCCACCAGCCATAAAGATATCCACAAGTGGCCAACCTTCATCAACAGAAGAGGATGAACTTCCACAGCGCATAGATGTAACTAATTTTAGGCTTTCTTGCTCGCTGTAATCTCCCAGAACATCACGTCTAGTAACATACGCCGGACGAAATTTCCATCTGGAATATTGTGGAGTAACAACAGACAAAGCACTCTGAGTATTAGCATTAGTAATAGCCATACCTCTATGACCCCAAGCACCCCGTGTAACACCTAAAGTAGATGATAGTGGAATGCGTGAGGCCGTAGAAGGTTCGGTAACCAGTGCACCAACTGTAAAGCGATTAATAGCTTGTGCTGGAGCTACATCCAAGATATGAGATCTAGGATCACGTTCCACAACTATTTGATCAGGTATTGGTTGCCCATTGGTGATAACATTATACTGATGTACAATAGAACCACGATACCCGGCGAAACAATTAGTAATCCAATTAATTGGATGTGTAGGTGAATACTGAAACTGGTCTTTAGTCGGTGTAATGATACCCACAGCGTAATTCACTCCCTGGGAGGTAAATCCATAGTCAACTGGAAAACGTGGAATATAATTAACAAGATTATAGAATCTTTTGGTAAAAAATACCCCAGA